GATGTACTAGAGCTGGATTTGCTGGTGGTGTAGGTGACCACGGCACAGGTGGTGGCGGCGGTGGTGCTGGAGATTCAGGTGGAAAAAGAGGAAAGGGTGGAATGGGTGCATGTCTATTACCACTAGGTGTTCCTAAATGTATGGTAGATAATGGTTTCGCTGGTGGTGGCGGTGGTGGTTATGATAGTAGTGTTGGAGATGAATCATGTGGAAGAAATGCTGTTTTAGTTGATGATGCCTGTAATGCTAGAGCAAGACCAGCTAATCGAAATGCACCAACAGGAATAAATTATTCAGGCTTTAGAGGTGGAATGGGAGGCGGCGGTGATGCTGCTGTCAAAACACCTTTTGGTAATGCAACAACCCCAAATTGCATGGCATCAGCTGCTACAGCAGGTCAAGCTAACACAGGTGGTGGCGGTGGTGGTAATAATGGTGATGGTGCTATAGCTGGTGGTTCTGGTGTAATTATCGTAGTAGAGTGTGGAGCTGCAACAATTAAGAATGGAATTTACAATGTTAAAGAACACTATGCAGCTGTTCGTGCATCGAGGTGGGTCTAATGGCACACTTTGCTGAATTAAATGCTAGTAATATAGTACAAAGAGTTTGTGTTTTTAGTAATTCAGAAATATCTTCAAATGGTGGAGATTGGTCTGATGAAGCTGAAACATTTATTGAAACTAAAATGGGTGGTTCATGGAAACAATGTTCTTACAATGCAAATGAAAGAGGAAAGTTTCCTGGCGAAGGCTGGAGTTGGGATGCAAGTATAAGTAAATTTAAAGAACCCAAACCTTTCGATTCGTGGTCATGGAATAATACAGCTAATGAATATCAAGCACCTGTAACCTTTCCTACTAACAGTCAAAGAATATATAGTGTTGGTTCATGGACATCAATCTGTTCACCATATTGGGATGAATCTAACACAAGGTGGTTAGCAAACTTTTCTGATAATGCTGGTGGAGCAGAGGATGCTATTAATCATTCAACAACCAATAAATATTGGGACCCCTCAGATACCTCTTGGAAAAATACCTAAATTTTTTCTTATAAATACTTATAGATTATTTACAGGTGATTTGTTATGCACAGAGCTATTGATGTAATAGATAATTTCTATACACAAGAACAATTAGATACAATTTTTGATTATACTTCTAAGACAAAGTTTACTGCTACTCTACAACCATATCGACAAAAAGAAAACTATGCAAGTAGATTTCAAGCATACCCATGTCATGAATCAGAAATGATTGGTGGGGATACAATGATATTTAGAAACTTGCATAATAATTTAACAGATTTAGATTATAGAATAAGTAAGATTAATACTTTCTTTCGTAAAATATATAAAAAAGAAATAGAAAAAAGTGTTTGTGTAAATGGAATAGGATTTAAACATAAAGATAATGATGTTAAAGATGGGCCTGAAGTTGCTGGACTAATATACCTAGATAAAAAAATGTCTTTAAATTCTGGTACAAAATTATATACAGAACAAGATAATTACTTACAACACGAATCAGACATTCACATAGGTTCAAAATTTAATAGATGTATTATTTACAATGGTAGTATTACTCATCAAGCACTATATGATTTAAATATTGAATCTCGTTTTATACAACCATTTTTTATAAAAGTAAATGAAGAAAATTAAAAAAATAGTTATTGTTGGTGGTGGAACAGCAGGTTGGATTACTGCTCTTAATATATTACAAAAAACATTTGCAGAAATAGTAGTAGTATCATCTAAGGATATACCTATTATAGGTGTAGGAGAAAGTACAACAGGAAAACTATCAGAGTTAATTAATCTTCAAGGTGGGTTTGTAAATATAAATGAAAAAGATTTATTACAATCAACGGGCTCTACATTTAAAATTGGAATCAAACATAGTAACTGGCACACTAAAGGAAAGAGTTTTTATTCACCACTAGGTATTGAAATTAACAATGAGAATAATTATCCTAATTCTAATTATGACTTATACAGAATATATCATGTTGCAAAAGAGTTAGGATTAGAACAAGAATTTATATCTAGATGTATGCAAGATTCTAAAATGCCACCTATAGAATTTTGGAAACACTTTCAAATTGCATATCATATAGACACTTATAAGTTTGGAAGTTATATAAAAGAACAAGTATTAAAAAATGAAAGAGTTACACACATAGAGGGTAAAGCTGAAAAACTAATTACTAATGAAGATGGTAGTATTGATTTTATCTATGTAAATGATAAAGCAGTTTTAGGTGATTTCTTTATTGACTGTTCTGGCTTTAAAAGATTACTTATTGGTAATAAACAATTTAAGAGTTATGAAAATAATCTATTAGTAAATAGAGCATTAACTTTTAACATTAAAGATAAAGAAGTTAATAATTATACACATGCAAGAGCAATGAATAATGGTTGGATGTGGGAGATACCTTTACAAGAAAGAAAAGGTTGTGGATATGTTTTTAGTGATAATCATACTACACCAGATGCGGCACATAAAGAGATAGAAGAAACTATTGGACAAAGTGTAGAAATACAAAAAGATATAAAATTTAATTCTGGTAGAATAGAGAATGTTTGGTTTAAGAATATATTATCTACAGGATTATCTTCTGGGTTTGTAGAACCATTAGAGGCAACTTCCATACACATGACTGTAGTCCAAATTAACCACTTTATTGAACAGTACTTTACTGAAACAATGGATATAAAAGGAAAACAACAAGAACAGTATAACAAGGATATAAGGGTCATATGGGATGATATAAAAGATTTCATACAACTACATTATCAAACCCCTAGACAAGATACTTTGTTTTGGAAAGATGCATCATCAGCTACAATGTCAGATACATTGAAAGATAGATTAGATATTTGGAAAGGTCGTATGCCAAGATATTCAGATTATGGAAGAAATAATTTTTATGAATTAGGTAATACTCTTTGGTATCAAATATTAATTGGTATGAAAATTTTAGATAAGAATGTTGCACTAGAGGAACTAAAAAGTTTTAAACTGTTAGACTATGCAAAAGAATTACAAGAAAATAGTTTGGCTATTAATAATAAGTTTTACAATCAATTATTAAGTAACAAAGAATTTTATAAACAATGAAATATCAAAAAAATTATTATTATTTTAAATCTGCATTATCAAATGTATTGTGTGATAAGATTATAAAAGAGGGAATGTCAAATAATCAAAAGTTAGCAGGAGTAGGACACATAGACCCCAAAACTAAATTTGAATTTGAAGAAGTAAAAAGAAAAAGAGATTCTAACATATCATGGATTGGAGATATTTGGTTAAAAAGATTATTAAAACCTTATGTAAAAAGAGCAAACATAAAGGCAGGTTGGAATTTTGATTTAGTTGATAGTGAATATTGTCAATTTACAATTTATAATCAAGGTCAATATTATGGATGGCATACTGATACTGATGGTAACTTATATTATGGTAAGGGTAATGAGTGGAATAAGTTAATGAGAAAATTATCTGTAACAGTTTCTCTATCAGACCCAGAAGATTATGAGGGTGGACTTTTAGAATTTGATTTAAGAAATATAGGTCAAATAAATACTAGTGAAATAATAAAATGTAAAGAAATATTACCAAAAGGTTCTATTGTAGTTTTTCCTAGTTATACCTGGCATAGAGTTTCACCAGTAACAAAAGGAACAAGATTATCATTGGTACAATGGAACTTAGGGCCAGGATTTAAATAGGAGTATATAATGGAAAATAATGAGAATCACGAACAATTTTTTGGAACACCCATATTCTCAATGGAGAAGTCAGAATGGGTAGAAAAAACAAATAAACTTTGTCAACCACATTTAGATGAAGCACATCAAACAGTAAAAGATAAAATAAAAAAAGCTGGTACAGAGTTTGGTCATGTTTATCATTCTGATAACATTATGGATAATCCTAAGTTAAAATACTTAGTAGATTTTATAGGAAGTACTGCTTGGAATTTATTAGATGGTTGGGGAGCAGATTTAAGTAACCATACTTTAGTTTATGAAAGTATGTGGGTACAAGAGTTTGCTAAAGATGGTGGTGGACATCATAGAATTCATATACATGAAAACTCTCATATATCAGGTTTTTATTTTTTAGAAAATGACAAAGCTTCTTATCCTTTATTTCACGACCCAAGACAAGGTGCAGCTATGACTTCACTACCACAAAAGGATGTTAATGATATTTCATTCCAAAGTAGAATGATAAACTATAAACCAGAACCAGGCCACCTCTATATGTTCCCATCTTATTTACCACATGAGTATGTTTTATCAAGAGGGGGTAAATTTAGATTTGTACATTTTAATATACAAGCAGTATCAAATAGTATAATGAGTAATGAAGGTAGTGTATGAGTTTTAAGAAAAACAAATATAAAATTGTAAAAAATGCAATACCAGAAAGTGTTGCTTTGTTTCTATTTGATTATCTACATTTAAAAAGACAAGTGTTTAGAACTTTAAAAGACACTACTTACATATCTAAACATGATGATGATTGGGGTAAGTCTGGTGATGAACAATGTCCTAAATCCTATAGTGTATATTCAGATACAGCTATGGAAACTGTATTAGATTTATTAACTGAAAAAATGAATAAACAAACAGGATTCAAATTATCACCCACATATTCATATGCAAGATTATATGAGAAAGGAGCAGAATTAGAAAAACATACTGATAGATATTCTTGTGAAGTATCATCAACATTAAATCTGGGTGGAGATGTGTGGCCCATTTGGTTAACAGATACTAAAGGAAAAGACATAGAAGTTAAATTAAATCCTAGTGATATGTTAATATACTCTGGGTGTGAATTACCTCATTGGCGTAATAAATTTGAGGGTGAGTTATGTGGACAAGTCTTTTTACATTATAATGATATGTCTAATTCTAAATGGGAAGATAATAAATATGATAATAGACCACATTTAGGTCTACCTAGTTGGTTTAAAGGGAAAAAACTCTTATAAATAATATGTAAATATAAGAAACAATAGGACTTAATCATATGACAAGAGCAAGAGAAAATGCATCTGTTAAATTTGCAACAGCAGTTATAACAGGAGATACTACAATGGTAGCAGGAAAATCTTATGCTGTTAATACAACAAGTGGTGCAATTACTATGACATTACCATCTAGTGCCGATGCTGGAGATTACATACAAATTATAGATTATGCTGCTACGGCAGATACTAATGCAATAACTGTGGGAAGAAATTCACACAAAATTCAAGGAGCAGCAGCTGACCTAACAGTAGGAACAGAAAGAGCTGCATTTGGATTAGTATATATAGATGCTACTCAAGGTTGGTTACTTACAGAAAAATAAGGAGTGACCTATGGCAGATTATAAAGATGTTAAGTATAATGTAGATTATGGAGATACTTCAGGAGCAGGTGGGTTAATAAGATTAGCAACAGCACATCAAGCAACAACTGATGCTGATGATGGTACAGCTACATTTGATTTTACTTCTGGTATTGATTCTACTTATGATGTTTACTACTTTGAAATGTCAGGAATGATTCCTCATAGTACAGCACAGTTTCAATTTCAAGTGGACACAGGTACTAACACAAATTATAATATAACAAATACAGGTATGAGGCTCAGTTGGTTTCATGCTAATGCTGATAATGAAGCAGGTGCTGGTGGACATGGTGGCCCTAATGATGATGATACTAATTTTATAACATTTGGCCCACCACAAAAAGGTTCTGGTACGCCTGGCGATTTTCAAACTAGAGGTGCCATAGGTGGATATTTATATTTGTTTAATCCTAGTTCAACAACATTTGAAAAACATTGGATAACTAAAATGAGTGGAACAGGAGCTGCTGGTGCTAATCAATATGTAGAAGATTATGAAAGTGCTGGTTATTTTCAAACAACCACAGCAATAACTCGTGTAAGATTTAAGTATAATACTGATGATATAGATGCTGGTAGAATTACTATGTTTGGACTAGTAAAATAATGGCAAATTATAAAGACATAAAATATAATTTTAGTACAAGTTCTAATGCAACAGGTCTTGGTGGTGCTTGGAATCTTATTAAGACACAAACAGTTTCTAGTTCTGTTGCAGCTTTAGATTTTATTCATGGTACTAGTGATGTTGTTCTTGATGACACATATGAAACATATTTAATTGTATGTTGCAATATGCATCCAGCAAATTCAAAACCCGAATTACGATTTCACCCTGGCGATGGTGACTTTACAGATAGTAAAACTAGCGCACAATGGATTACAAGAATGAGTTATGGTGATGGTAGTGTCACAGTTGGATATGATGATACTAATGATTTAGCAGAGGGAACAGGTGGACAATCTGTTGCTATAAATGTAGGTAATGGTAATACAACCGATTCGTGTTCTGGTCATATTTATTTACATGGGCCTGGAGAAACTGATGCATGGAAAAGTTTTTTATATGATTTTGTTAGTGTTACACCTGATGAAATGGAAGGCTGTCATGGTGGTTCAAATATACAAGTACAAGGAGCTATAGATAGATTTAGAATTGATTTTTCATCTGGTAATATAGATGCTGGAAGTGTATCTCTTTATGGATTTAGTGACGCATAATGGCAACTTATAAATCAATATCAAAAAACTTTGGTTGGGGCTCTGGATTTACTGGTGGAGATGCTTTAGCTAAAATATCTACAAGTACAGCATCATCTGATTCAGTTGTTAATATTACTTCTGGTATAGATTCTACTTACAATGCTTACATGGTATTTTATAATTCAGTTCACCCATCTACTGGCTCTAAGTTAACATGTCAATTTACAACAGATGGTTCGAACTTTAATTTATCATTGTGTACTGCTCAATCTAATGGTTCAAATACAGAGGCTGGAAGTGCAAGTGATAATAATGCAGATGCAAGTGAAGACCAAAATAGTGGTACAGCATATCAATCAATAGCATATGCAGATACTATTGAAACTAATGCCGAATCATGCTGTAATGGATTTCTTTGGTTATATGGACCATCGAATACAACATTCCATAAACACTTCTATAGTAGGTCAGTTGCGAAAGATGATGCGCCTGGTGGAGCACAAACATGGACTACAGGACAAATTAAAACTGCATCAGCAGTTACAGGTATTTCATTTAAAATGAGTTCTGGTAACATAGATAGTGGTACATTTACATTATATGGAATAGGAAAATAGGAGAAAAATAATGCCGAGATATATATTAGAAAATGGAGTTAGGCGTCAAATGACAGATGCAGAAGAAGCAGCAAGAGATGCTGAAGAAACTGCTTGGACAAATGGTGCTCTTGCAAGAGCAATGGACACTCTAAGAACAAATAGAAATAGAAAAATAGCTGAAACTGATTATTTAGCTTTGAGTGATGTTACAATGTCTTCAGCATGGACTACATACAGACAAGCACTTAGAGATATAACTAATGGTGTAGATACAGTAGAGAAAGCTGAAAATGTCACATGGCCAACAAAACCATCATAATAGTTTGTATAAATAAACATATATTCAATAGGATAACAAGTTATGACAAGAAGTAGAGATTTTGCACAAGGGGCAACTAGAACAGAATTTATCTATACGGCAACTGCTGGGCAAACATCATTTAGTGGTAATGATACTAATAGTGTATCACTAGCATATACTGCTGGTCAAATAGATGTATATCTTAATGGTTCAAGACTGGCCCCTGCAGATTATACAGCAACCAATGGAACAGCTGTAGTTTTAGGAGTAGGTGCTGAAGCTTCTGACACATTACAAATAAATGCATTTGGTACTTTTAATGTTGCAAATGTTGTTGCGACAAGAGATTTAGAGGGTAACGAATTTGTACTTGATGATGATGGTGATACAACAATCACTGCAGATACAGATGACCAAATAGACATTAAGATTGCAGGTGCAGATGAC